AACCCGGGCAAAGTTTAAACAATGCAACATGGGATGATGCTTCAGAGAAAATCAGGAGTGTAGTAAATAATCAGAACGGTCATTTAAATGAGGCCGTAATGGAACAGATTCTTGCCTCTTATTCTCCTCACGAAAGGGAAATGAGAAGATATGGGAGACCATCAATTGGTTCAGGATTGGTTTTTCCCATAATGGAAGAGAAGTTAATGATAGACCCGTTTACCCTTCCAAAACACTGGCCAAGAATATGCGGTATAGACTTTGGTTTTGATCATCCCACGGCTATTGTATGGGCAGCATGGGACAGAGATGAAGACGAGATTTACATATATGATTGTTACCGCCAGTCCAAAGCAGCACCCTCCGTTCATGCCGCCGCGATCAGGAGTAGGCCGGGGTTTATTCCGATAGCGTGGCCGCATGATGGACATCGTAAAGATTCAATGGGGAACCCCGGATTGGCGGAACAATACCGTAATATGGGTTGCAATATGCTTCCATGGCATTTTGAAAATCCACCGGCCATAGGGGAAAAGAAAGGGGGTAATTCCATAGAGGTTGGAATCATGGATATACTCCAGAGAATGGAAAACGGCAAGTTCCATGTTTTTTCAACTTTAAATGAATGGTGGGAAGAATTCAGAATGTACCATAGAAAGGAAGGCAAAATAGTACCCCTGTTTGATGACTTAATGTCTGCAACAAGATATGCAGTCATGTCTTCCAGATTTTCTGTTTCCGGTGAAGATAAAACTTGGACAGGTGATCTTGAGTACAAGAACTATGGGATTGTCTGATGGGCCTTTTAGATACTTGGCTGGATGACCCTAGAAAAAGGGAGTTTGTTGATTACTTCAGGGAGTATCCGGGGCGGGTTAAAAAAGAATTTGTAGAGAGTGCCGCTGGTATTAAACCGGAATTCGGCGCAATGGGAACTCAGCCTCCAGCCTTAGGGATGGCTTTTTCTTGGTTACATCCTTGGTTAATGGATATGTCAACAGAGGTTGGTGAAAAAGTAGCGCCGCCATTTAATGAAGTATTAGCTAACCGATTGAGAAGGTATCAATCCGCTGGCATGATGGGAGATAGAGAACTTAAAAGGGAGATTACTGGAGAACAATTAGCCCCAGTTGTAGCTATGGCGGCAATGTGGCCTTGGGGTGGTAGGAAAGGAACTCCATTTAACCCACAAGCGTTCAGAACAGCGGCTACAAATGTAAGGTCTCATACAGTTAAAGCTTTGGAGGAGTTATCTGAGAATATAGGGAATATTTTCAATCTACCCCAACTTGCTACTCCTGCTGGCCCTGTATCTGGATTGTCTATGATGTCTAGTAGTAAACCCCCAAGAGTATGGGGGGTTGGTGGTCAGAGAGGAAGACCGTCACGCGGGGCAGAGAGAAGAAGAGCCGCAGAAATAGCAGAAGCACAAAGACTTGCGGCATCACAGGCGGCAGCACAAAATATATTAGTGCCACAAGAAACGCCTGTTACCCCGCTGGACAGGATGATTGAAAGGCAAGAAAAATTAGTAACTTCTTTAGAGCATTTACATGATTCCTTAAAAGACAGAGATTTTCGTCCTGATCTTCCTTGGATAGCGCAAAAAGGGCAAAGCGCAAGTCAGCCTAAAGGAATTATTGACCCAGAAGAAAAGGTGGCTCGACCAACATTTGACTGGAGAAAGGAATCAGAAGCTTCTTTAGAGGCGTTTGGAACTAGAACTGCCGATGCTAGGATAAAGCAGTATCAAGAAAAAGTAGCCAGCGGTGAGATTCCTCCAGAGTATCATAGGAGATTTGGTCACTTGTTTGAAACAAGAGCTATTCCCGGTGGTGCAGAAACTTCTCCATATAGACCACAACCAATAGACCCACTACTTGCTTCTGATCCAGATGCTCTTGCAAGGGTGGCAAGGAATAATGAGGCAATATATGAAAAGTATGGGGCTGTAGGAGAGTTAAGAGTTGGCAGTCGTGGCACATTGGAGGAGTTAAAAGCGGCTGAAAGGGGTCGGAAAGAAACTGGTGTATTAATATGGAATGGGGAACCCATAAGTGAAACAGCTTTGGAAGAAATTATGCAGGGTGTCTGGCTTGAGACAAAACATAATATGGACGCTGTATCTGCTAAAGATATAGCAATAAGAGAACAATTACAGTCAGAAGCCCTAGCAGCAGTAGCCCCGCTAGAATTAGGGCCGGAGTATGCTTTAGGATCATTGGTAGACCGGCATAGAAAAGCTTTAGAGGTTTTAGCTAAAACTAAACCCCTAGACAAGGAATATTTAGCAACGGCTTCTGAAAGGGGTATAAAACAAACAAAGAGACATAAAGCAGAAGTAGAAGTAGAAGAATCACAAAAATTACTTAGTGCATTAGAGGGCGGTGGTGAGCAGGCATTGAGAGAGGTTCTGGGTGGTGAGTATGCCATGAGAGTACCGCCGGAATTTAAATATGCTAAAGAGGGAAGTTATTTTAAACTAGATGATCAATCTCAAAAGGGGTTAAGCTCTATAGGATTGAGGCCAGAGCATTTTGAGACCGATGGAACCATTACAGAAACCGGTCAAAAACTTATAAGGAGTTTTAAGAGAGAATCTGCTTCAGATCCTGAAGGAAAGGAACTTGTTAAACCGCGTATAAGAACAGCAATAGAAACTGGACACCTTACTAGAGAGGATTATTGGAACAGGGGAACTAAAGAAAATTATGAAATGCTGATGTCTATGACCCCGATGCAAAGAAAGTCATATTTAATTGAGCAAGCAAAATTCAGGAGTGATAGAGAATACAGACAATTTAGTGATCCAGAGAGAAACTATATTAATGGCATGAAAAAGTGGGGTTTTGAATCGCCAGAATATCAAGACCCACTTACTAATGAAAAGAAGCGTTTAGTTTCCAAAAGATTGGGAGCATATCAAGAACTTCAGGAAAATTATAAGTCAATAACGACTGATTTAAATCAGAGACAACAAGGTCTTGATATATCAGTTAGAAGGTATAAAGATGAGTCTGATGCGCTCGCCAAAGAAGCAGCAGACCATATAAGTTATGATGCGGTGAGGCTTTCCGCCGATCAACAACACGCTGGATTATGGGAAGATCCAGAAACGGGATTAGTAAAAGAGATTGGAACCTACAGGGGTAAAGATGGCCATCTAAAAGTAACGCCGCTGGAAGATGTATATCAGCAGCCGCGTAATCCTGCATATCCCACATATGAACATATGCACGCTGACACAATTGGTCTACCAGACCATGATGTAAATAAATTATTTGAGTATGCAAGGGAAAAGGCTGGCGCACCAGCAGAATTTATGGGTGGTCAGGGACAGAGGATGAAGCAATGGAGAAAGGCAGTGGTAAAAGAAGCAACTGACCTTCTTCTTGATCATAGTAGCTTTAAAGAAACTCATCTAGTATATAGAAATTTCCTAGAAGATCAAGAACATCCACCTCTAGATATAACTCAAATAAGAACAAAGATGAAGCGTTTTGAAGACCTTGCTCGCGCAAAATTTGATATGACCGTACAATTTGAATTTATACAGGCAGATAAGTGGGGCAGGGATGATTTTGATGTTCCAGAACTTCCAGATTGGATAGAACGTGATCCAGACACCAAGTGGGGAATCCGTGGCAAAGAATAAAAAAGTAACTGAAGAAGAATTAGTATCAAGAATTAAAACAGAGATTACAGATTCTCTTGGTTATGGTGATGACATATCCAAGCAGAGAGAGACTGCTATGGAATATTATTATGGGCTTCCCTTTGGTAATGAAGTAGAAGGAAGGTCTCAGTTTGTAGATTCTACTGTTGCCGATACTATAGAGTGGATTAAACCATCCCTGATGAGAGTATTTGCATCTGGCGATGAAATGGTTAAATTCTCTCCCCACGGCCCCGAAGATGTACAAATGGCAGAACAGGCCACAGATTATGTAAACTATGTGTTTACAAAAGATAATCCGGGCTGGGAAATATTATACTCTTGGTTCACTGATGCTTTGCTTTCTAAAAATGGAATTGTAAAGGTCTGGTGGGATGAGTATGAGGAAGAGGCAAGAGAGGAATATAATGGCCTAGATGAAAACGGTCTTCAATATCTTTTAATGGATGAGGGTGTTGAGGTTTTAGAGCATACTGAAACCCTTGGTGAAGATAATGTTGTTTACCATGATATTGTTATAAAAAGAACTTCCTATGATGGACGGATTAAAATTGAGAATGTACCTCCATCAGAGTTTTTGATTTCAAGAGAAGCTAAAAATATTCAAGACTCAAGATTTGTCTGCCATCGGGTAAAGAAAACTTTATCTGAACTAAGGGAAATGTATCCAGATGAAAACCTTGGCCCGGAAGATCTAAGTAGTGGTGAATATGATGATGTATTTCCGGGGGAAAGAGAATCAAGGTTTGGTTTTGATAATACTTCAGGGTTTACATTTGGTGAGTCTGAACATGAGGAAGCATTAAGGTCATATTGGTTACATGAGTCTTTTCTGAAGACTGACTTTAATAGCGATGGTATTGCAGAGTTAAGAAAAGTCTGTACAGTTGGGGATAAAGTATTACAGAATGATGAGATAGATTCTATCCCGTTTGTTTCTATTACTCCGGTAAAAATCCCGCATAAGTTTTTTGGTTTGTCTGTTGCAGATTTGGTGATGGATTTACAGTTAATGAAATCCACACTAACAAGAAACCTCATGGATAATATGTATAACCAGAACTTTGGTAGATATGCCGTGATAGAGGGTCAGGCTAATCTGGATGACCTCCTTACACAAAGACCGGGCGGCGTAGTCAGGGTAAAAGCTCCCGGCGCTGTTACAAGATTAGATACACCAACTCTAGAACCATATTCTTTTGAGATGCTGAAGTATATAGACGGTATCAGGGAGTCAAGAGCCGGTGTAACTAAATACTCCCAAGGCATGAATGAAAATGCCTTAACATCACATACTACGGCTACTGCTGTCAACGCCGTTATGACAGCCGCTCAGAGTCGCGTAGAACTCATTGCAAGAAATTTTGCAGAAACCGGGGTTAAGGATTTAATGAGAACCATTTATGAACTTCTCCTTAAAAACCAAGACAAACAAAGAATGGTCATGCTAAGAAATCAGTGGATTCCTGTACGCCCGGATTCTTGGAAAGATAAATATGATTGTACGGTATCTGTTGCTTTAGGTAATGGAAGTAAAGATCAACAGATGGCTCATCTGTCACAAATGCTTAGTTTTGCAGGACAGGCTATGCAGGGTGGATTAAGAATTGTTAC